GATAGTGTATACTTTTTAAATTATAATAACTTACAAAATACACCAACTATACCGGCAGACCTAAGTGACTTAACAGACACTACATCTTTATTATTTAACGGCACATTTGCTGCACTTACTGCAAAACCAACTACAATAACAGGTTACGGAATTACTGATGCTTTTGATGGTGCATTTGCATCACTGTCAGCTAAACCAACTACAATAACAGGTTACGGAATTACTGATGCTGTTGAAGATTTTGCAGACCTAGGTACAACACCAACCACACTTGCTGGTTATGGTATTTTAGATGCACTAGGCACAAATGCTAATCTATCGTCGTTAGCAAATGTTAGTAGTTCAGTTGCATCCACAGGACAAGCATTAGTTTGGTCTGGTGCAGAATGGGCACCAGACAACATCAGCGGAGGCGGCGGAGATCCTGATCAAAATTTATGGTTAACATTTAACGGTGATGCAGGCACAGTATCAGCATCAGGAACAACTGATACTTTTACCTTTACTGGCGGTACAAACATTAATACTACAGTAACAGGTAGTACTGTTAGAATAGATATGCCAGCAACACTAGGTGTTAGCAAGTATGACGATCTAGAGGAAGTTGGCAGAACTAGTAGAACTATTGATAAAAGTTATATGCCTGCAATGGCTATGATTAGAATGAATAATAATGGTAACTCATCATACTCAGTTGATAGTCATGGATATAGTGGCGCCAATCCAAACCTATATGCAATAGGTGGTATGACTATTGCTTTTGACTTAGATCAAATTGGTGGACATCCATTTGAAATACAAGATAGTACTGGAACAGCATACTCAACAGGTTTAACACATGTTGATATTATTGGTAATGTTTCAACTGGTGCAAGTGCTAACGGAAAAGATGCCGGAACATTATATTGGGAAGTACCAGAAACAATTTCGGGTAACTACAGATATCAATGTACATTGCACCCTGCAATGGTAGGTGCTATAACAATTAAACGTATATCACAGATTTAATTGCTTAATAACTACTTCTATTTTTTCTTTAGTCTTAAATAGGTTATGCTTTATATCAATGAGTTGTCGAGGCTTAATATATCCTCCACTACCACTTTGATGTCCTACATCAATATCGTTGCTTAAACTTTCAAATGTTTTAATATATAAACCTAATTTATCTTTAATAGTACCTTCATCTAAATTGCTGTATACGGTTTGATATCTGTTCATATCTTTAAGCCATTTTTCAGAAGTTGTTAATCTTGGAAACATTGTTTATCCTACATTCTTAGATGGTAACACAATAAATGTATCTTTATCATAATCACCGTTACTAGATTCAGTAATTGAACTGTCTGCTGATATTGCTTCCAAGCAACATGGCATTAGCGGAGGTACATGATGTGTTTGACCTTCTTGTAATACTGTTTCAAATAGTTGTCCAGTGTCAGTATCAATCCATCTTAATTTAAAATGTCCGGTATTAACAAACCAAGTTTTTTCCTTTTTTACATTAAAAGAAAAATTAGTCTTACTTCCGGGTCCTGCAAATGCTAGTATTTTTGTACTGTAATCATTAGTACTAGCAATAGTAAGTTCATGACCCCAGTCATGTTTAGTTACTTCACTCATTAGTGTCTATTACCTTTAATACTTTAATTATTGTTGTTATCTTATTTTGAATAGTTTTATTTTGCAGAGTATTACGTAATCCATGATGTAACGGTTTAGGCCATTTTGCTATACTAACCCATGCGTAACCGTCATGTTCTTTATTAAGAGTAGGTATAAACTCTGTGTCTACTACAATAAGATATGTATGAAAGAAAAAGTGATTATCATTACTAACAAAACTTTCTAAAGGAACAACTTTTTTATATTTTACTTCACCAATTTCTTCTTGAATTTCTCTTTTAAGACCTTCCCACGGAGTTTCTTTATGTTCGTTAGTACCGCCAACAAGACCCCAGGAAACATTAAATTTATTTCCTGTTCTATGTAAAAATAAAAATCTTTCAGTGTTTAAGGAGTAGAATAGTGCTCCGCTACATACAATCTCTTTCATACTAATAATTATGCATCAAGTAGTATGGACCAAGTCGCTCCTGAGTATTCTCCTTCGTAGCTTTTAATCCAAAATTCGCCATTCCATTTATATTGAATACCTGTATTTAGATTACTAATATATGTTGCTGGTGATCCGGTACTTCCGTCATCGGCACCGCTTGCATCAAACACAACATGCCAATTAGTTCCGTCCCATTCTAATATATCTGATTCGTTGGCAATAAAATCACTGCCGTCTGCATTTTTCCATGCATCAGGACCGTCTGCATTTTCACTATTTCCAATATCACTTAAAATTAATAAACGTACACCTGCAACTTTAATTTGATCTGGATTAAATCTAAGTGGGTCAATAATGTAATCTATTGTTGTTAAACTGTTAGAACTTCTAGCAGGCCCTGATATAACAGTATCATCTGGTAACGAATCACTATCAAAGTCAATAACAATTTTTGTTTCATCTAATGGATTTATTGTAAATGTACCTGTTATATAAGTATCACCGTCATTAGACTTTAAAAGTATTCTACTAACCCCTGCTTGATATGTGCCTGGATATGCTTCGACAAGTTCTGGCCACTTAATATCACCAACTTTATTTTTATATACTAGTTGTGCAACATCATTATCTACACTTAGCCCATAGTTTTGATATGTACTACTAATACTTGTTTTATCAAATAAACGTTTAGTATCAAAGTCCATAAGTCCTGTACCTTGATTTGGAAATTCACCATCGTCGACAGTTATAGTACTTCCATCATTAATACCATCAATTGGCCCTGTGTTTACTCTTGTTACAAATGTAGGCTCAGTGCCGTCTATTTGTCCTGCAACAGTAGCACCTAAATTAATATCACCTTGTTGCTCATTAAATATATTGGATATAATACTTGTTGTAACACCTAAGCGTTTTACTTTAGCAGGAGGTGTTAAGTATATAGGTGTGCTAAACTGTAGATTAGCAACATCAATTTCACTGTCTACACCAATAGGAATTGATCTAGAACTAAATGTAATGCCTTCCATATTTACAACAGTTAAACTAGTCCAGTCTAAATAATTGTCTGTAGTTTGTATTTCAAAACTAGGATTAAACAACACTAATATTTGCTCTAATATTTGTAACTTTTGTTCTGTATTACTAGCCCAAATATCTGCACTTACTTTTAACGTGTAAGGTGCTGGCATATGTCGTTCTACAGTATAGTTTTTACCTTGTGTGTTAAGGTATTGTCCTGTAGCACTGTCGTATGTGCGTTCACGTACATGTCTTTTGCTAATCAAACTTGAGTCAGCTGTTCTGTCTCTATCCATTTCTAATCCAGTAACATATACAGCCATACGTGGTGCTGTGGGTATTTTGTTTTCTGAATTATCTCTAATAATATTTGCAACCTGCCTTGTTAAGTCGCCGTACATCACTGGAACTTGTTTTTCGTTACCATGTGCATCTTGCACATTAAAGTTACTCAACATTCTAATTAGTTGAGTTATGTATCTTCTTATTTGTGCATCATAGAAAAATTGCATTATACGTCATCCGCTTTTGGTCTTAAGGCTTTACTTAGTGCCTGTCGTTCTGTTACAGTTTCATCACCGATAACATCAGTGTTTGTGTTATTAATGAATGTACCAATTTGATTTAATCTTTGATTAGTATTTGTCATTGTCATTCTAATATTATCTTGTACCTTAAGCCATCTACTGCCATCAAACTTAAATAATCTATTAGGCAAAAAGTCTGTACGTAAAAAATAGTCTCCTGCTTCATTAATAGCAGGAAAACTAGTACCACTACCAAATGCCGAACCATTAGGTGGTTGTCCATCTTCTACCAAGTAACCAGCATAACCGCTTCTTGAAGGTTTGCCAGCATCTTTATCTTCTACAGTATTAACTCTAGTTTTACCTGAATCATCTGTATCTAATGTATAGTAATGTCCAGTATCATACCCTGACTTAGGAGCATCAGCTTCTGCTTCAGCAAGTACAGCATCGTTAATTGCTTTTTCTTTATCGTATGTGCTTAGTAAATCTCTTAGGGTGTTCTCAGTATACTCTGACCAATTAAAAACGTCTGTAGGTGTGTTTCCTACTGTCTGTGCGGTAGCTTGATATAGCTTGCCTTTATACTTTACAACTTGCCCAATTTCATAAGTTGTTGTAGTACTGTAATCGCCTATGAAGATGTCTTCATCTTCTGGCGTTTCGAGTATATCAGCAAACTCTTGACTATCAACAATTTGTTTTAATTTAATTCTGTATAAGTGTGGATACCACGTTGGACTAAATCCTTCAGCGGCTCTGTTTACATCTTCTACAACATAATATCTTTTAAGACTTGTAGCAAAATCATTTTCTGCATACTCATCTTTCAAGTGTGGTATTTCTATTACATCACCACTCATTATCTTTCTACCAAGTGCGCTAACACTTGATGTAATATGTATAGTCATAAACAATGTATCATTAGTTAAGAACAGTCCAAATTGACTTAAATCAAAATCGATGTCTTGTACATTGTATATGCCTCTAATAGTGTAGATGTCATCATCGTACTTTCTGTCTCTATTTTCTAAAAACAGAATATCTTGAATCTGAGTATTATCTTTAACAACTTCTCCATCGTCAGTACCTACATATTTGTGTATATTCACATCAGTACCGCCAATGGTAAACATTTCATAGATCCTTTGATCCATAAATTTGTAATCGTTGCCCTTTTCTGGTTTATATAATGATAGTCTTGGCATATACATATTTATCGATACGATAAATACTATTGGAGAACAAGACATATGGCTACAGGTATAAGTACACAAAAACAAGAAATATTCGACTATGTTAACGCATTTTTAGGTGGAGGCATGGTTGATGTTGAACTTGACCCAATTCATTACGAGTCTGCTTTAACAAAAGCACTAACAAAGTATAGACAAAGAACAGATCATGCTGTAGAAGAGTCATACTTGTTTTTAACTCTTACTGAAGATCAAAACGAATACATACTACCAAGTGAAGTTATTGAAGTACGTAAATTGTATAGACGTTCAATTGGTTCGCGTAGTGGCAATGGCGGCGGTAGTTCAATGTTTGAGCCATTTAACTTAGCATTTACAAATACATATCTACTAAGCGGCTCAACACAAATGGGCGGATTGGCAACATATGATATGTTTGCAGGATATCAAGAACTTGTAGGACGTATGTTTGGATCTTTTATAGAATTTAAATGGAATACTACAACTAAAAAATTAACAATATTACAACGTCCAAGAGGCGAAGAAGAAGTGTTAATTTATGCATACAACTATAGACCAGATGATCAATTATTTCAAGACTATCTTGCAAAGCAATGGATCAAAGATTACACACTAGCATCATGTAAATATATGCTAGGCGAAGCACGTAGTAAATTTGCAACAGTAGCAGGACCACAAGGCGGTACATCTTTAAATGGTGACAGCCTTAAATCAGAAGCACAACAAGAAATGGATAAGTTAGAACAGGACTTAGCATTACAAGTTGCAGGTGGTGTAGGCTACGGATTCTTAATTGGCTAACCCAACACATAAAGAAGCCTGCAGGCTTTTTTATATGGTTAAAGGCCATCTTCCAAACGATATAAACACAATATATGCTTGCTATAACGGCTACTTTAGACGTCTGTGGAATAATAATGAATGTTACACACACGAAATAGGCTTTGAAGAAGAATATAAGAAAATGCTTGACAAACAACATAAATGACCTTATACTATATAGATAATTAAGGAGTCATTATTTTGTTGCCCAAACTGTTAATTGTCGGCCATGGTCGTCATGGTAAAGATACTGTATGCGAAATGTTAGAAGCATACGGATATACATTTCAATCATCATCTAAATTTTGTTCAGAACTTTTTATCTTTAACGATCTAAAAGAACAATACAACTATGCCAACGAAGAAGAGTGTTATGCTGATAGACACAATCATCGCACAGAATGGTATAATATGATACACGATTATTGTAAAGATGATTTAGCAAAATTAGGACGTAACTTATTTGCAGAACACGACATATATTGCGGACTACGTAATAAACGTGAATTCTTTGCAATGCAAAATGAAGAAATTTTTGATTATGCTATTTGGGTAGATAGAGCAGATCATTTGCCTCTAGAAGATCCTAGTTCAATGAGTATTGAGCAATGGATGTGTGATTACACAATTGATAATAATGGTGATTTAGCACGTTTGCAAAAAAACGTAGATATACTAATTAAAACTATTTTTAAAAATCGGGGACTAAATCACCCTGCTTCCACGCAACTCCCTCTTTTTGAAGAGTCCTTTGGCAGTTAGCACAAACAGTTTTTAAGTTAGTAGGACGACAGTTTTCAAGGCGCCCGTCAATATGATATACATCAAACTGTTCAATATGTTTTGATTTGTATCCACACTTTTCGCATTCATTCTTTTTAATATATCCGTATTGTTGCCAACGAGGTAATCCTTTGCCTGGCCCGCTATACCTAGCACAACTTTCACATTTACTTCTGTAGTATGGCTTGTTAGACTTATAATAGTTTATAGCACACGGTTTGCTTTTACAATTTTTGCATAATGGTCTCATACTATTATTTACCTGCCCTTTTCGGTCCCTTTTTATAGGTGTTTATCACGGTCGATTTGTAAAATCTTGCTAAATAACTATAACAACTACTCAACAGGAGAAAAAAAATGGCATTATCATCACCAGGTGTAGAAGTCAAGGTAATAGACGAAAGTTTTTATACCCCAGCTGAACCAGGCACCGTACCAATGATTTTTGTTGCTTCCGCAGAAAATAAGACTAACGGGAGTGGCACAGGAACAGCAGAAGGAACGCTAAAAGCAAACGCTGGCAAACCTTACTTGCTTACTTCACAAAGGGAATTAGCTGAAACATTCGGCGACCCAGTATTTTATACAGATTCAAATAACAACCCAATACACGGCGGAGAGCTAAACGAATATGGTTTACAAGCTGCTTACTCGTTACTAGGTGTTAGCAATAGAGTTTATGTAACTCGTGCAGATATTGACTTAGGTGTTTTAACACCAACAGCAGACGAACCAAAAGATGCTCCATCAGATGGAACAAATTGGTTTGATACTAATGATAGTTCATATGGTATTTTTGAGTGGAACAGCTCACCAAAGAACATCACAGGCGGTCAGTCATTTAGCGTAAGAACTCCAATAGTTATTACAGATACAACTAAGTTAGACGGCAACGGTGATCCTAAAGAGTCAGTTGGAAATATAGGTGATTATGCAGTAAAAGCAACAACCGATGTTCTAAGAGTGTACTACAGAAACTACACAGGTAGTTGGGTTAGAGTAGGCTCAACAGCGTGGACAAATTCACACTCCGTAGCACAAGGTACAGCATCTAATCCAACACTTGGTGCAACAACAAACTTAACTATTACTGTTGGCTCTGGTTCAGCAATTACAGTAGCAGAAGGTACAAACTTAACAGATACAGTATCAACAGCAAACGCAGATGCAAGTTTCCAATCAGCAGGAATTAGTTTTGCTGCAATTGATGGCAAATTTAGCATATTTAATGATGCAACAACTGATGAAAGAATTACTATTGCTGACACAGATGGCTTGCTTGGTAAACTAGGTTTAACAGCAGGAACATTTGATGCACCTAAAACACAAATTAGTGCTCACACAAGTGTACCTGAATTTAAGTCAGGTGATACAACTCCACGCCCAACAGGCAGTGTTTGGTTAAAAACTACTGAGCCTAATCAGGGTGCTAATTGGAAGTATAAGCGTTATAATGCTAACACAGCATTATTTGATAATGTTTCAGCACCAATTTACGGTTCAGGCGCAGCGGCTTTATATTGGTTAGACAGAAGCGGTGGCGGTGTTAACTTACCAGCAGGAACTACTTTTGTAAAATCAAATGCAGAAGATGCAACTTCAGTTGAAGGCGCATTTACAATCTTTAGTCGTGCTAACACAGGCGCAACTACAATTACTGGTAGTGCTATTACAGGAAGTACATTTAGTGCGCAAGTATATGCATTTAATATTGCAGAAACAGACGCAGGTAAAACAGCGTTACAAAGTGCTGTAACAGTTAACTTTACAGCAACAGGTGCTGTAGGCGATGCAGACTTAATGGCAGGTGCTATTAACAATTCAGCATTAGAAAATATTCAAGCAGAAGTAACAGCAGACAACAAACTAGTTGTTAAGCACACACAGGGTGGTGACTTTACTATTGTTGATTCAGACGGCGCATTTGCAGCTGCTGGATTTGTAGCATTTGTAGTTGGCAACCCAAGCACAACAACTAACTTATACAACAGAAATAGTGTACTTACAGCAAGTAACTGGAAGAAGGCAGTATTCACAGCAAGTGATGATGCTCCAGGAGCATTGGCTGCACAAGGTGCATTATGGTACAACAGTATTGTTGACGAAGTTGACATGTTAATCCACAATGGTACTACATGGGTAGGCTATCAGAACTTTAGTTCAGATTATGCAGATACTAACCCAACTGGTCCTATGGTTTCAGCAACAGAGCCAACACAGCAAACAGATGCAACAGCATTAGTTGACGGTGACCTTTGGATTAGCACAGCAGATTTAGAAAACTATCCATTAGTTTATAGATATGACGGTGTTAACTTAGCATGGTCAATAGTAGACGTTACAGACCAAACATCTGAAGACGGTGTATTATTTGCAGATGCACGTTATAACACAGCAGGCGCAAACGGAGACGAAGCTGGTAGTATTGTTGACTTATTAACAAACAACTACTTAGACCCAGATGCTCCAGATCCAGCACTATATCCAAAAGGTATGTTGCTATGGAATTTGCGTAGAAGCGGATTTAACGTTAAGCGTTTTGAGCGTAACTATATAGACATTAATGGTACAAACGGTAGATTTAACAATGACGAATCAATGGCTGGTTACTATCCACACAGATGGGTAACTGAGTCAGGCAACCAAGCTGATGGTTCAGGTAGCTTTGGACGTAAAGCACAGCGTAAAGTTGTTATACAAGCGTTACAGGCTATGGTTAATAGTAATGATGATATTAGAGATGACGAATCAAGACTATTCAACGTTATGGCAACACCAGCGTATCCAGAGCTAATTGGCGAAATGGTATCACTAAACTATGATAGAGGACTAAGTGCATTTATCGTAGGTGATAGTCCAATGAGATTAACACCAGATGCTACTTCACTAAATGAATGGGCAACTAACGTTCGTAGGGCTGTAGAAGATAATGACGATGGCTTAGTAAGTTTCGACGAATACTTAGGCATTTACTATCCAGCAGGATTTACAAGTGATAACGCAGGTAACAACATTGTTGTTCCAGCATCACACATGGCGTTAAGAACTATTGCACTAAGTGATCAGGTATCGTTCCCATGGTTTGCACCAGCAGGTACAAGACGTGGTGGTGTTACTAACGCAACAGCAGCAGGTTATATTAATAGCGAAGGCGAATTTGTAAGTGTAGCACTTAACGAAGGTCAAAGAGATACACTTTACGCACAAGCAATTAACCCAGTTACATTCCTAAGCGGAAGCGGATTGGTTGTATTTGGACAGAAAACAAGAGCAAGAAATGCAAGCGCATTAGATAGAATCAATGTAGCACGTTTAGTTGTATACTTACGTAGTCAACTTAACAAACTTGCAAAACCTTACTTGTTTGAACCAAATGACAAAATTACAAGAGATGAAATCAAAGGTGCAGCAGAAAGTCTAATGTTAGAACTTGTTGGACAAAGAGCACTTTATGACTTCCTAGTTGTATGTGATGAATCAAACAACACACCAAGTAGAATAGATCGTAATGAACTATATCTTGACATTGCAATTGAACCAGTTAAGGCAGTAGAATTTATATTCATTCCACTTAGACTTAAAAATACAGGAGAAATTGCAGGACTTTAATTAGGTGATAGACCCCTGAAATATGGGGTCGACACTTTGATAAATACTAGCAACAGGAGAAAAATAGAATGGCAATCTCAACATTATCAAAAATTACAGTTCCTTTAGCAAGCGATACAAGCGCAAGCAATCAGGGACTTTTAATGCCAAAACTACAATATCGCTTTAGAGTGACATTGGAAAATTTTGGTGTAACAAACGCAACAACAGAATTAACAAAACAAGTTATTGATGTTACCCGTCCTAACATAACATTTGAAGAAATTACACTAGACGTGTATAACTCCAGAAGTTACTTAGCAGGTAAACATACTTGGGAACCAATTACATTGAATGTACGTGATGACGTAAGTAACAATGTACAGAAACAAGTAGGCGAGCAACTACAGAAACAGTTTGACTTCTTCGAACAGTCAAGTGCAGCAAGTGGTATTGACTACAAGTTCCTAACACGAATTGAAGTATTAGACGGTGGTAACGGTGCAAATGAAGTAGGTGTTTTAGAAACATTTGAACTTTATGGCTGTTTCCTAAATAATGCTAACTACAACACACTAAACTATGCAACAAGTGATGCAGCTACTATTGCACTATCAATTAGATATGATAACGCAATTCAAACTCCAGTAGGTCAAGGAGTTGGTACAACAATTGGCAGAACAGTCAACACGTTAGTTACCGGCGGCGGCGTATAATAAACGCTAACTAGATTGCTATTCAAATAAGAAAAGGAAGTCGGAAACGTCTTCCTTTTTTTTATATACGCACATAATCCTTTAGGATAAATATTAGTATGGCAAATAAGTTAAACGGATTCTTAGACAATTTTTTCGGTGGTGCTCTAAACCCTAAGGGTAACTTAGGCGACTTTGCACATGCTTCTAGATTGTATGTAGACGATGCATTTAGGCTAGCCCCTAAAACAAAGTTTCTTTATTTTGTAAATTTTAATTTTTACAAAGATGACAAGCACGATGTTTTAGCAGGGTTTCCAAAGATGCAAAATAGACACAGAGCAGAAATAAACATGCTCGTAAAAAGTGTTGACCTTCCACAATACAGATCAGCTGTTGAAGTAAAAAATGCTTACAACAGAAAAAAGAACGTACAAACACGTATAGATTATACTCCTGTTAGTCTTACAATGCATGACGATAATAATGGTCTAACAACTATGCTTATGGAAGCATACTATAGATATTACTATAGAGATAGCAACATATCCAATATTACAGCAAGTTATGACCCACGTTCAGCTTACAAAGAAGCAAATGGTAGAACATACCGATTTGGTCTTGACAATGACAAAATGGTGCCTTTCTTTAAAGACATAAAATTATATCAATTTAGCAGACACGAATATACAGAATACACGCTTGTTAATCCACTTATCGAAAGTTGGGGACATGATACTATGGATCAAACAGACGGTTCTGGTATAGCAGAAAACAAAATGACTATTAACTATGAGGCTGTATTGTATAGTAGAGGTAAAGTAGGCGAAGATAGTCCTGCAACGTTTGCAACAGATCATTACGATACTTCACCAAGTCCATTAAGTGTAGCAGGCGGAGGCGTAGCCAGTTTGTTTGGTGGAGGCGGAGTACTTGACGGTGCATCAAGTGTGCTAGGCGATATTACTGGCGGCACTTTTGGTTTAGGTAGTGTACTTACACTTGCTAATACTGTTAAGAATGCAAAAAAATTAAGTAGTGATAGTCTTAAAGCAGAAGGTTTAAGTATTTTAACTGGAGCCATTACAGACGTAGGCAAAAAAGGATTAGGCGGATTACCAGGTATATCAGTTCCTAAGACTAACGGCAATGGCGGCAGTGCAGCTACTACAACTGCTACATCAAATAGTGCAACTAATAATTCTGCACTTTCAGCAGCAAAAGTTGGCGCGGCACAAGTAGCAAATAACTTACCCCAAACAACAGGCGGAGGTACCTAATGGTACAAGGAAATTTACCACAACGAGGTTACAATAATAGTGACGAACCAGTTAGAGAATTTTTTGATACTTATTATCAAAATAAATTAGAATTTTTGATGACTTTTTTGTTTTCAATTGCACTGTCGGTTGCTTTTATTGGTTATAGTAAATATACATATATTGATATTCGACCATTTGCTGACGTTTTGATAGCAATTATTTTAACTATAGCTGCAGCGCGAAATAAAACTTTTATTCGATTAAACGCGTATTTATTTATTTATTTGGTT